CCATAAATATGTTATACTAATCAATCGTAACAAAGGCTTTTCGATATGAACGATTCCAAACCCTTCTTTGCGCGCAAGACGTTCTGGACTAACGTGATCATGCTCGCCGCCACTGTATCAACCGCATTTGGGGTTGATCTTGGCCTTGACCCCGAAACCCAGATTGCTGTCGTCGGCGCTGTCATGGCCGTGGTCAACATCGTTCTGCGATTCGTGACCAAGAGTCCGATTAGTTGATTGCATCGATCAAGGCCTTCTTCAGCCTTATCGGGCTGCTCGACACTATCGCCGGGTGGATCGAGATGGCGCAAATGAAAGCCGCCATTAGGGCAGGGGATGCCAATGCAAATTACGAGGCACTGGCCGCTCAAATTAGGGCGGATCGTGACTTGGTGTTTAAGATCAGGAGTGATCCTACTCTTCGTGCAAGGCTGCGGCGTCGCTATACTGAGAAGCGACCGCTGCCTGACTGACAACCTGATTATGATGCAGCCAGGCGACGTTGTGGAAGGGTCTCAGACAGAGCTTGAGATCATCATCCACAACGCCCGGCTAGAGGACGCCTGTCCTAGCGCGCCGGATTGATGCCGGTGAACCCGCGCTGGCGTCATCATGGTGCCTCTGAAGTCGGCTCGGGCATCCAGCCCATCCGGCCCATGTACGAATTACACGCCGCGCAGTACACGCGAGCGGCGCACTCCTCGTAGACTTCGAACCTGAAAGTCTTGTTGCGGCATGGCTTACAGGCCATGAGCGGGACGGTCTCATCTTCAATAATGCTGGGATTGTGCCAAGCGAGCCAGACTACATCTCCGTCGCTCATGCCATGGCCCCTCTGTTATTCGCAGAAAAGTTGGTGCAGTCAGCGCACAGGCGATTACCCGGCCCGTTGGACAAGAATGATCTGTCTGGTTTATCTCTGCACTGAACGCCTATGCAGTTGCGGAGCGATCTGGCTATGTCGCCCTTGCGGGGTCTGCCTCGGGGATTTATAGACCGGCGTGGCTTAGGTGGGGGGCTTATGCCAATACGCGCCATGGCACGGCTTACGCTGGGCTGGCTGCAGCCCATGAGTTTAGCTATTTTATACTGGTCCAGATTGGCGTCGAGGTATTTAACCAGCCGCGCATTGCGGGCTTTATTCCACGGAATCGGTACGGCCATCATGTTACCCCAACCCCCAAACCGAGTACACATCCCACGCCCGCTCCTCCATGTCGGAAACTATCTCAATGAACTTGCCGTCGCGGGTGCGAAGGTACAGCCCCTCTGGCTCAAACGGTAGGTCGCCCACGTTCTCATGGGCGTCCGTGAGATAGCACTCGGTAATCTCAACATCCGGGTCTTCAGCGGGTTCGCCGGGGCTGTTTAAACTTGCCGCGATCTCAGGTCTGCCGGGGGTGACGGTCGCGGTCACCTCAAGCTCGTTGTCGCCGGGCAGGGTGTAGATGAACTGAACTGTCTCAGCCATCTGCTTGCTCCTTATCCAGTATCATAGCCATCGTGCGCGCGTAGCCCGCAATGTCGATGATGCTATCCAGGTGGTCGGGGGTGCGGCACAGCCGCGCCATCTTGACGCAGATCATGTCGAGCGCATGGCGGATGCGGGGGTTTGGACACGCGCTCACGCCACTCTGAAGTGCGACGATGTTATTGAAGAGATCACGCGGGTGTCCGTAGTGCTTACCGCGCTCTTGCGTGACACTCTGGGTGGCCGCGTCGAACTGTCTGGTGTAGTTGCTCATTGCTCACCTTCTTACCATGGGTCGTTGACTTAATGTGTGAAGACTAATACGGTGGCAACGCAAGTCAAGATTTATTTCTGTGGAGACATCTTATGGGTTCCAAGGCCGAGGCACTGAGAGACTTGGAGGCGGTCATCAAGCAGTATGGCCTCGCACCGTCAACCGTGGGCCGCGAGATCGCGGGCGACCCCCACTTCCTGGCGCGGATGCGGGACGATGACAAAAACATTACGACGAAGACGCTTGACAACGTATGGCGCTACATTCTAAAGGTTAAGGGTCAATTGGATTTGGATTTGGATTTGGAATAGGAGCGAGAACATGGCGATACACCTACCCTACGGTGGGTCCAGCGCGCACCGGACAATCGGTTGCCCAGGCTGGCTCAAGAAATCAGAAAACCTCCCGCCTAAACCCCCCGGCGCTGCCGCCGTGGAAGGGTCGATGCACCATCAGGTAATGGAACATGCCGTTCGCGCCACCCTCACGCCGGAAGACTTTATCGGCATGGTGTACGCGGAACCGGGGACGGACACCACCCGCATCTATGAGGCGTCTGACGTTGACCTGACGAACATCGCCTTCCACGCCACTCACAGACTGCTGGACGATCTCGACATCGACATCCTCGAGGTCGAGCCATTCGTTGAGCTTGTGCCGGGTGTCGCTGGCGGGTCCATCGACCTGTTGGGTTTGTCGAGTGACGCGACGACGCTGCTGATCGCGGATTACAAGTTCGGTAGTGTCGCGGTGCCTGTCGAGGAAAGCCCCAACCTGGCCCTGTACGCCATCAGCGCGAGGCATGACTCCTTTACCGCTGACCTGTTCGACAAGGTCGAGCGGATCGTGTTCGCAATCATTCAGCCTCGCGTCAAGGGCGTGGTCAAGACCTGGGAGACGAACACCGTGTTTTTGGAACTGTTTGAAGCGCGGTTCAAACAGGCCATGGAACTTGAACACCTCGCCTCTGGCGCTTGGTGCAACTGGTGCCCTGCCGCGCCGTATTGTGAGGTCAAGCGGGGACAGGCTATGGCAGCGAACCTGTTGAGTAAGGACAAACAGGACGAGCTAAACGCCGCCGCCGCCGTGGTCGAGGAAGTCGAGACCTGGGTCAAGGCCGTCAAGGAAGAGATATACCTACAGATGAACCGTGGCGTTCCGGTCAACGGTTGGAAGGTCGTACAGAAGCGCCCGACCACCAAGTGGACCGACGAGGCTGGCGCGCGAGCGTTCCTCAAGAGCAAGCGCATCGCGGCCAAGGCCATCACCAAACCCGCAGCGACCATGACGCCTATACAGGTGGCCGAGGTCTTGCGGAAAAAGGGTCACGAGTATGACCTGTCGAGTTTCATCGTATCCGAAAGCTCCGGTACGACTGCCGCCACCCTTGATGATACGCGTGACGCGGTCATCGTCGGTGACGTTCAGGGTGCCCTGAAGGATATGATGAAGTAGCGCGGTACATGAGTACCGTATTTTGGAACTAGGACTAGGAAAACGAAGATGACTACAAACTTCCCGACAGTAGTGAACCCCACCGATCTGGCCTCCGCCCTTGCGGGTAGCCAGATTCAAGAGACGACGGGCCTTGTGGGCTTCTCTTTTTTAAAAATGGATTTCCAGAGCGGCGAGTGGCTTCTGGGCCAAGACGCTGACATCGTCACCGACGAGGAAATTCTGGTGAACACCACCACAATCCAGCACGGCTGGATACTGTGGTCCGGTGGACGCCCGAACAAGTCTTTCGCGAGCTTCAACAAGGCGCTCCCAGACGCGATGGACCCGATTGGTGAGGACTACCCCTCAGAAGCCCGCTCGTTCCAAGGCGCTCTGGTTGACGACGGTACGCCCCTCGCGTTCGACACCAACAGCTACGGGGGTCGTAAGTCTATCGACGTTCTGCTCGGTAAGATCAAGGCCCACTCGGCAGAAGGGTCGAAGCACCTGTTCCCAAAGGTCAAGCTGACCAGCGAGAGCTACGCCAACAAGAAGCGCGGCGGCAAGCTGACCTACAACCCCGTGTTCGAGATTGTCGCGTGGTGTGACAACGACGGTAACGAGGAAGGCAAGGCAGCGGCACAGGTCGAGGGTCCGACCGAGACGGCGGAAGCCCCGGCAGACGAGCCGAAGAAGCGCCAGCGGCGCAAGTCAGCGGCGTAGCCCCACGCTACGTCGCCAGGGGGCGGGTCTTTGTTCCTTTCAGCCCGCCCCCGCTTTTTCGGAGTTCCCCATGCTATATATAGACCTTGAAACCCGCTCCGACGTTGACCTGATATTTCACGGTCTGCGCCGCTACGCGCGTGACCCCTCGACAGAGGTCATCTGCATGGCGTGGGCGATGGACGACGACCCGGTCGAGTTCTGGTGGGCGCACGAACCCTTCCCCCGCGAGGTCGAGGAGTATTTCGTGGGCGGCGGGCCGGTCATGGCTCACAACGCGGGCTTCGAGCAAGACATATTCCGGTCTGTCATAGCGCACTCCCACGCCATCACAGAGCCAGACGACACACAGTGGCGCTGCTCCATGGCTATTGGCCTCACCAACGGCTACGCGGGCGGGCTGGACGCCCTGGCGGCGGGCCTGGGGTTGACACACCGCAAGAACCCCCAGGGCGCGCGGCTCATTCGTGAGTACTGCGCGTCGGGGCATCTGAAGGAGTTCAAGCCCGGCGATGCGGAGATCATGCGGGACTACAACATCTCCGATGTTGAGACCATGCGCGCGGCGGTCAAGTGTCTGCGCGACCTCACGCTGACGGAGTGGGAAGAGTATCATATCAACGCGGTCATCAACGACCGGGGGCTACCCATTGACGTGGCGTTCTGTGACGCGGCGCTGGGGTACACCCGCGAGGTGGCCGACGACGCCAACGAACAGATCAGCCTGTTGACCGGCGGGCTTATGACCAAGGCGACCCAGCGTAAGGCGCGTGACGCTTGGTTGTTCCCCAAGCTG